ATGTTGCCTTTGCATGTGATTGATGGTGAGACGAAAGAAAAGGCAAAAGAACAACCATTATTCAGGCTGTTGCATTCAATGCCCAATGATTGGCAGACGGCGTTCAGCTTTCGCCAGTACATGCAACGCAACGCCCTTGTTCATGGCAACGCTTATGCGCTGGTGGTGCGCTCCATGGGACGGATTGTCAAGCTGATACCGCTTGAGCCGGACAAGGTGGAGGTCAAGCAGGGCAAGAATTGGACGGTTGAGTATCATTATTCACAAGACGGTAATACGAAGATGATCAAACCGCAGCATATCCTGCATGTTTATGCTGATAGTGAAGATGGGCTTTCCGGCCGCTCTATGGTCAAGGCAGCGGCCAAGGCAATTGCACTGGCGATAGAGCTTGAACGCTCCCAGCTTCAATTTTTCAAGAACGGCATGCTGCTAGGCGGCATGTTAAGTCATAAGGATAAGCTAGGACAAGAAGCCTATGACCGGCTAAAAACTTCCATGGAGGCTTATTATGCCGGTTCAGCCAATGCCGGTAAGTGGCTGATTGCTGAAGAGGGGATGAGTGCGCAACAATTTACCTCTTCCGCACGTGATAGCCAGCAGATGGAAGCCCGCGCCTTGCAAATTGAAGAAATAGGCCGTGTTTTTGGCGTGCCACGCCCGTTTTTGGGACTTGATGATACCAGTTGGGGGTCGGGCATTGACGTTTTAGGCCAGATTTTTGTCCGCTATGCGCTTAATCCGTGGTTTGCGGCATGGGAACAGGCAATCAAACGCGCCTGTATGAGCGAGGGGGAACGCGAAAGGCTGGAAGTCAAATTCAATGCTGGTGCGCTGTTGCGTGGGAGCATGAAAGATCAGGCGGAGTTTTTTGCCAAGGCATTAGGTTCTGGCGGGCATCAACCATGGATGGATTATAAGGAAGTGCGCGAGACAATGGACTTGCCGCAAAAGGAAATTGCGCCAAACCCGTTAACGAATAAGGAAAGAGAAGATGAGCTTGAAACAACTGCCAATGATTGAGGCCAGCCAAGTTAAAGCCCTTGACCGCAGTGTTGAGCCGGAAATAAAGGCATTGGATCGCTGGAATAACACCCTTGTTTCGGCCAAGAGCGACAATACGACCATCACGATTTTAGACGTGATTGGTGAGGATTACTGGACGGGCGGCGGCGTGACGGCCAAGCGGATTGAGGCGGCTTTGCGCTCCATTGGCAACAAGGATATTCATGTTGACATAAATTCGCCTGGTGGTGACTTCTTTGAGGGTATTGCCATGATTTGGCAAAAGCGGCAAATATGATGCAGCCGTTCGATGAGGCGATGGCAAGACTTTATGCCGATAGAACCGGTGTTGATGTGTCAACGGCCGCTTCATGGATGGATGGCGAGACATGGTTTAATGGCACACAGGCCGTTGATAATGGTCTGGCCGATAATTTCTTAGCCGCCGATATGGTGAGTGAGGATAAGGGCAAAGATACAAAAGCATTTCATGCGCTAAAGCGGATGGAGGTGAGTTTAACCAAGTCTGGTATGTCACGCTCTCAAGCGCGTAGCCTGATTAAAGATTTTCAAAGTGGCATGAGTGACTCTGCCACGCCTGGCATGAGTGACTCTGCTGGAAGCGACATGAGCGACTCTGTCGATGTAACCGTGGGGCTACACAAGCTCCTCAATAAACTTCAATTTTAAATTAGGATAAAAATCATGAGTAATGATGTAAATGCGCTGATTGACAGCGTAGGGCGTGCTGTTGAGGAAATGCGGGCAAAAATTGACGCTGGCCTCAAAGATGTAGTCGATAAGGAACAGGTCGAGCGTATCAATGCCGTCATTGGTGAGCAAACCAAAGCCATTGATGAGATTAATGCCAAGATTGCTTTGGCTGAAATTTCCCCCTCTGGTACAAATGACAATGACACACCGGAAATGAAAGCTTTTAAAGCTGATTTTGATGCTTGGGCGCAAAGGGGGACAGGAGAAGACGGCATTATGCGTTCTCATTATACCTCTGGTGGTATCATGGCAACGATGACGGTAGGTTCTGATCCTAAAGGTGGTTTTACCGCCCCTGTGGAATGGGATAGAAAAATTACTGACAAGCTGGCTCTTGTTTCTCCGATGCGCCGTTATGCGTCTATCCAGACAGTCAAGGATCGTGGATTTATTCACCTATTCAATCTGCACGGCACAACGGCAGGATGGGTTAGCGAGACGGATGCGCGCCCTAAGAAGGACAGCTCGACCTTTGCGGAATATTCTTACAGCTTTGGAGAAATTTACTCTAATGTCGCGACTTCACAGCATCTTTTGGAGGATAGCGAGATTGATATTGCTTCTTATATTTTAGGAGAGATAGATCTTGCTTTTGCTCCAGAGGAAGGTGTGGCCTTTATTGGCGGAGATGGTGTTAACAAGCCTAAGGGCGTGTTAAAATATACCGCCACTGATGAGGCGGCAGCGGCTGTAAAGCATCCGCTCGGAGCAATTGAGGAAGTGAAGTCTGGAAATGCCAATGGCCTAACCGCTGATGGGTTGATTGGTCTTGTTTACTCTGTCCCAACAGAAAGGATGACTAACAAAACCGGATTTTACCTCAATCGTTCCACTCATGCGATTTTGCGTCAAATGAAAGATGGGCAAGGCAATTACCTCTGGCAACCGCCGTTTCAGGCAGGGCAACCGGCGCATATATTAGGCTTTGGTGTGCATGAGCTTAACGGTTTGCCGGATGTAGCAGCCAATACCTCCCCGATTATCTTTGGCGATATGTCGCAAGGTTACAGGATTTTTGACCGTGTGGGGACGCAGGTTTTGCGTGATCCCTATACGGAAAAGCCCTATGTGCTGTTTTACGTCCGCCGCCGTGTTGGCGGTGGATTATGGAATCCTGAATTTCTGCGTTATCATCGTGTAGCGGCTTGAATTTGAGCATCAAAGGGCAGGGAAATTAATCTCTGCCCTTTTTCTTTGTAAAGGAAAAATCCGATGAAGTTTATCAAACCATTTAAGGGTGCAACGGGCGGCAATCCATTTCCTCAAGATTTTGCGGTAGGCGATGAATGTCCCGATGATCTGGTGCAAGCGGCAATTGATGCAGGTGCTGTTGACGCTCCAAAAACCAAAAAACCGGATGAGAAGCAAAAATGAAGCCTGTCCGCGTTAAATCCCCTGCCGTCTTGCCTGCCTCATTGGAAGAGTTGAAACAGGCGGCGCGGGTGGATTTTGCCGATGATGACCCACCTGATAACCTATTTGCAAGCAGCGGTTGACCATTTGGACGGTTGGAACGGGATATTTGGGCGGGCAATTATCAATCAGGATTAGCGGGTTTGGTTAGGTAAGTGGCCTTTTGACGGCTTTCTTCTTTTGCTATTTAGCGATGTATCACAGGCAACTGTCCAATATCACGCCAGTAACGGAGTATTTGAGACGCTTGACCCTGCTCTTTATGAGCTTGTTGAAACGGCAACAGGAGCAGAAATACGCTTTAAAGCTGGCTTTACCGCGCCTGAACTGGATCATGACAATTCAAGACTTATTGAGATAACCATGACCACTGGATACGGGGCGAGTGCTGCTTTCGTACCAGCATCAATTAAGGTGGCAATCATGCTGCTTGCCACGCACTGGTATGAAAATCGCGAGGCGGTAACAGGGCGCAATTTAACCAGATTGCCCTTTGCCGTTGACCGGCTGATTACGCCTTATAGGCGGAGGTTATTCTAATGGCAGCGGGGCGATTGATTGAGCATTTTGCATTTTTGAAGCGTGGGGAGAAGCCTAATGAAATGGGCGTGGTTGAGGGCAAGTTTGAAGAGGTATTTTCGACAAGGGCGGCAATAACCTATCGTGAGGGCAATGAGGCAGTTATTGCGGCGAGATTGACCGGTAAGCAACCGGCTTTTTTGACAATCAGGCGTTCAAAGGTGGCAGATGAGATTGATACGGCGTGGTGTTGCCGTGATGTGCGCAATTCCACCTATGACCCCGCAACCGGTAAAATGACGGGGCATGTGTACGACATTAAGGCAGTCGCGCCGGATACCAATAACCGCGCCTTTTTACGGCTATCGTTGGAGCGCGGCGGCGCGGTGGGATAAGAAAGGACAAGTAAATGTGGGTGAGATTTTTAAGTGATTATGATCACAAGCCGCGAGATAATGTGATTTTGTCTTATGCGGCGGGTGGTGAGTATAGCGTGACGCATACCTGCGGGCAGAACGCGATTGCGGCGGGCAAGGCGGTTGAGATACCCGCACCTAACAGGGAAGAAGTGAAAGATGGCAAGGAAAGGCTTAAGCCTGATGGGGCTGGCGCGGTTGCAAAGGCGGCTCGACAAAATCCCCAAAGAGATAAAGCTTCAGGTCAAAAAACAGATGGAGCAAGAGGCAAATCAGATCGTGGCGGCGATGCGCGGGGCAGTACCAGTTGATACAGGTGCATTGCGCAATTCGATAGGTTGGAAATGGGGCAAGGCAGGTAAAGGACAAACGGCGATTGCACAAGCAAAAGCCGCGCTGGGTAGTGAGATGGTATTGACGATTTACGCCGGTAACAAGGCAACGTTAAAGGCAGGGGAAGATAACCGCTATCAGCAGCAATTAGCCCGCCTGATTGAGTTTGGCACACGGCACATGGCAAAATGGCCGTTTTTTTATGGAACGTGGCGGATGATAAGGAAGCGCACAAAGGCAAATCTGCGCAAATCCGTAGGTAAGGTAGTAAAGGCAGCAACAAAAAACTGACAATCATAAACCGGACAGGAAAATAGAAACACAAATGACGAACCGCTCTTTAAGAGCGGTTTTTTTATGGAGATAAGGAAACATTATGAAACGTAAGCAACAT